GCTTGGACAAGAAAAGAAGGTAAGAATCCAGAAGGCGGCCTAAACGCTAAAGGTAGGGCTTCCTACAAAAAAGGTAAGTTAAAGCCTCCTGTTTCTCGTAAACAAGCAAAGAAGTCTCCAAAAGCAGCGGCTAGACGCAAAAGTTTTTGTAAGCGGATGATGGGTATGAAAAAGAAGCTTACATCCAAAAAAACGGCTAATGACCCTAACAGCCGTATCAACAAAGCACTAAGGAAGTGGGATTGTTAATGTCAGAAGAAATGCAGAGTGAACAAGTAGCTACCAATGAGGTTCCGTCTGGAGAGTCGGAGCAACCTTTGGAAACTACTCAAGAAAGACCTGATTGGCTTCCAGAGAAGTTCGATAGACCAGAAGAACTAGCGAATAGCTATGGTGAACTTGAAAGAGCTTTCTACGCAAGAAAAGAAGATTTGCGTAATCAAATTGTGGGAGAGATTAACGAAGAAGCAGTTAGCAATGCTCCAATCAGTCCTGCTGATTATGAGTTAGCTATTGAATCACCAGATGGAATTGAATATTCCATTAAAGATGATGACCCTATGGTTGACTGGTTTCGTAGCACAGCGCATGGCTACGGTTTGTCTCAGGATGAGTTTAATGGGTTGCTTAATGAATACGCTCAAATTGATGCTCAACGTGGGCCAGACTGGAATGTTGAGTCTGAGAAACTTGGAGAATATGCAGACAAGAGACTTGATAGAGTTGATGGCTGGGCAAGTAAAAACCTAAGCGAGTCTGCTTATAGTGCTTTTGCTGGTGTCCCTGCTTCTGCTGATATGGTTCAGTTGTTTGAAGAGCTTATGGAACTCAATGGTCAGCCTCAGTTTAACATGACATCTGATTCAGAGTTTCAAGAGCAACTTAGCATTGATGACCTTCGCAGTATGCAGAATGACCCTAAGTATTGGAAAGAAAAAGACCAAGCATTCATTGCTAAAGTACGGCAAGGGTTTGCACAATATTCACGACGTAATGGGTAATGTGAATTTTCCATTACGTTTTTCTGTGAAAATGTGTTTGTACTAGAAGGCCCAAAAGCAAGGGATAATCGGAAACGACCCTAAGTGGACGGATAACCAGACAGAACGAATATTAACTTTAACTTAATATAGGAGACGGTGTTATGGCTACACCTACAATTTCTACCTCCTTTATCGAGGAGTTTGAATCTGGCGTCCACATGGCTTACCAGCGTCAAGGCTCAAAGCTTCGTGGTACTATTCGCACAGCTAATGGTGTGAAGAATAAGACTACGTTCCAGAAAATCGGTAAAGGTTTTGCTACAACTAAGGCTCGTCATGGTAATGTTGCCCCGATGAATCTTGAGCATACAAACGTATCAGTCACCCTAGAAGATTACTTCGCAGGTGAATGGATTGACGATTTGGATCAACTACGCATCAATCACGATGAGATGATGGTTGCACAACAGTCTGGTGCGTATGCATTAGGTCGCAAAACAGATGACCTGATTATTGCCGCAATGGACGCAACTAGCTCAACTCTTCCTGAGACAACTAACGGTATCACACTTCCTTGGGCATTTAGCCTAATGGAAGCTTTTGGTAACGCAGATGTTCCAGATGATGGTCAGCGTTATTGTGTTGTTGGTTGGGAACAGTGGTCTCAGTTAATGGACTTGGACGAGTTCTCTCGTGCAGAGTACATTGGTACAGAGCAACTTCCTTTTGCTAACTCAATCACAGCTAAAAACTGGCTTGGCTTTACATGGTTCCCATTCTCAGGATTGGATTCTGTGAACAGTGATGCAGACCGTAAGTGTTTTGCATGGCATTCAAGCTCAGTTGGTCATGCTATTGGCACTGACGTTTCGTCAAACATGCAGTATCACAACGATAAAGATGCGTATTTTGTTCTTAATAAGATGCAAATGAACGCAACACTAATCGATGCGAATGCTTGCTTTGAACTCATCCTCAAGAAATAAGGAGACCAAATAATGGCTTTAGTTACAGCAAACCTGACTTTGGTAAACTACTCAGGCAACGGGTTCCATATTTGGCACTACGTTACTGCGGATGATACCAACAACGAAATTGATGCCGCTGGTTATTTCAACGGCGCATCAAATGAAATGAATGTTGGAGATGTTATCTTCGCTAAGACCTCAAACGGTTTTGGTATGGTAACTGTTCTCAGCAACTCTGGCGGCGTAGTCGATACAGGCGATGTTGTCAGCATGGCTACTGACACACGTTAATGGCCAAACAACCTACTAAGAAGGCGGCGGTTAGTTCCGCCCCTTCTACCCCTAAGGCGAAAGAGAAAGTATCTAAAGGATACACAGTAACTTTTGGTAAGGGTGTCACAATCGGAAAAGGTGCGTCATGAATAAACGTAATGAAAGACAGCTTGAGCAAGGCGGTTACGATGGCTTTGCGACAAAAGTTAGAAATGGCATAAAACATGCGCTTAACTTGCCCAGTAATTTACCTGCAGATTATAGAAGAGAAGGCCCAAGGTCTTCTGGTGGTAGAAACAATCCTCGTGGTGCTAAAGGAGCAAGATAATGGCTTTTAAGAATTGTCCAAACTGCCCCACTACGGCTAAGTGCCGTGAAGCTGGGAAGTGTTTAATGAAGTCTTACTCAGGTAAGAAGATGGGTAAAGATAAAACTCCTCCCGCAGGGAAAGATTACTCTTAGATAGAGGTTTCTAATGCCAACAACTCCATCAACGGATATTGAGGTTGCACAAAAGGCTATGGTCATGATTGGACTAGAGCCTTTAACTTCATTTACAGACAATACTGATGAAGCTCTTGTAGCTAACACAATATTCGAGGATGTTGTAGCAGACTGCCTTGGACAGCATAACTGGAACTTTGCAACAGGACAGAAAACATTATCTCGTTTAACTGATGTTCCTGTTGATAGATGGGATGCTGCCTATGCACTCCCAACTGACCCAGCGGTTATGCAGGTTATTACAGTTACTATTGATGATGCTCCTCAGAGATACGACATCTATGAGCGTTACATTTATATTGACGCACAATTAAATGATGATGTTGTTCTTAACTATGTGTTTAGGCCGGAGACTCAGTATTGGCCTCCTACATTTACTATGTGGGTTATATTCCGCTTGGCATCTGTTTTGGCTTTGTCTGTCACAAGAAAAGGCGATAGCCAACTCATATACACAGCTTGCAGAAGCACAGTTTAGAAGAGCTAAAGCTAGAGACTCACAGCAGGTCACTACACAAGGACTTCGTTTAAGCAGATACCATAGAGCTAGATTAGGCTCAGGCATTTACCAAGAAATAGAAGGCACATAATGAATGGCACTGCTTCGCTCTTTCTACACAAACTTTACTGCCGGAGAGCTATCTCCGCTTTTATCGTCTCGTATTGATTCAAATGCATATAAGAACGGAACAAAGAAGCTAAGAAACTTCCGTGTTTTGTC